TAACTTCACTACCTGCTACTACTGATACATATGGGAAGTCATTTACTTCATCCCAGAACACTAATTTATTTGTTACGTTATCTGCTAGATCAATATTAAAAGAGCCTGAACCATCTATTTTCTTTAGTTCTGTAATAAGTTCATTCACAATTGCTGAACGTGCTTTACCTGCCATTATACTCTCCTAGTCCTAATACTTAGCTTACTGCTAACTAATCCTGCTGCGATCTCTCTTATAGATCTACTAATAAGTAGTCTCGGATCTCGTCTTGTTGACCCTTGTTGAAACCCTCTTTCAAAGGTTTGGTACGGGTACTTCATATAAGTATAAAATGCAGTAATAGCTCCCTGTCTACTCTGTGTAATTTTAGTAATTACTACAGACTCTGCAAATCTTCCAGTTCTGTTTACTAAGGCTCCGGCTTCGCCCATGTTTTCTTTTACTTTGTCAGATACTTGGGATTGTATTATATTCTGTATACTTGCTGCTGAAGTGAACTGACCTTTCTTGTCTCTAAGTCTGGGTAGTACAGCTACTTTAGTTTTCTTTACCTTTTTAGGTTTTTTACCTAGTTTAGTCTTAGTTGTCGCCTTATAGGGTTTTACTTGCTTAGACCTTATAGTAGCGTCCAGTACTGCATCTACTGCTTGCATCATAGACTTAGAACCTTGAACACTAGTTAAATTCATTAAAGCTCTTTCATGCTTACTTACAAACTCTTTTAGTGCTCTATCGTAGTTTCTTTTTAAGTCTCTTTCTGCCTTTTTAGATAGGTTCTCAGAAGCTAACTCTGGTATAATTATAGTAATAGATAAATCTGCTTTTGCGGTACTTTTATTGATATTTCTAATATAAGCGGCTCTAAGGGCAGGGGTGGCCATATTTAACTGAGCTTGCATTTTACGTCTTAGATTAGCAATAACAGCAGGCTCTTTACCTCCCTTAGGCGCTAGCTTAGATAAAGTTTCCTCTAGTTTTGCAGAACCAAACTCTCGTACAGCTGCAAATACGTGGCCTCTATGTATCTTAGCATTTCCTTCTAAAAACCTTTCTTGCTTAGCCCTATTAAAAAACGAGCCAGCCTGAGTAAAGTTATCCACTACAATATATTGTTGCATTTGGTCATTTAGACCTAGCTCAGTAGCCTTCTTAGAATACTTTCTTGCCCAGTTACGTGCAAAAACTCTAAACCCTTTATGGTCTTTTTTAACTATACCTACGTTAGTTAAAGTTACAGAGTCCAAGGCTATTACATGTAATTGTTTGTTTAAAACCTTAGTCCTATGCACCTGCGTTTTAGTACTTAAGAAATCCTGCATAGGCTTCAAGTACTTAGTTAGGGCTGCCTTACTCATTAGCTAATATGCCTATACTGCTCCAATATACGTTTTATGTGTGGGGGAAATTCTGAAAGAGCTGAAGTATTGCGAGATGCGTTTTGCATGCTAGCACCGGCTAAAGCTTTAGATGGAGTTGACTCTTTCTTTAAATAGTAAGTAGTCAAATCATAGCAAGCTAGTTTCAAGTCATTTGGTGTAGAGAGGAAGCCGCCTTTATATACTAGTTTTACAGATCTAACACCTTTGGGGAAGTTACCGGTATTTTTGATAATTTCCTGAGAGGAGCTGTCTATATCAAACAATCTATCAACAGTCCAGAATTCTCCGGCTGCTTCACAAGTTGCTTGAGTAGTATAAGAAGAGCTATCACACTTACCAGTCCATCTTTCTGAACTAAAAGTCCAGTAGTCTGTACTAGTATGTCCGGTAGTTGCTGTAAATGTTACAGCTACGTCACCTTCTAACGTTTGAGTAGAACCTGTTATTGCCTTACCTGTTTCTTTCCAATTATTTCCACCATCACGAGACCATTTAAACGTGTCTGGAGTTCCTGTACTATCAATCTGTACCTTGTAGCTTCGTCCAACTTCACCTGACGACGTATTTGCGTTGTATCCAGTGATTGTTAGATCATCTAAGCCTGCACCTGTAAAGGTGCCGTTATTAATACAAGTCGATTCGGTAGTATTAGAAGAAAGAGTACATTGAGCAGTACCTGATTCTAAGAGATAGTAGTTATCACTATCTGCGTGGTTTTGTTCGACGGTTGATTTATCCGTCTTTGAGCTTGATCTCTCAAGCAGTTGTACAACTTCCACGATTGGAAGTTCTACAGGGAATATAGAGTTATCACCTGAAATGATATCAAAATACTCCGTTTTTGCTGTTGCGTAGTGATCTATAAAATCACGTCCACAATAAGTTTTTATAAGCGAACTAATCTGAGCACGAAGAAGGTTAATTTCTGCGTCCCTATTAGTACTATTAATACCAGCGTATGCTTTATATTCACTAACTGTATATAAATCTGACATTTTAATTCCTTAATTCACTTATAAAAACTAGCTGGGTTTCCCCAACCAGTTTTATATTAACTAATGTTAATTACTATTACGAACCAGTAGCACCAGTAAAGATAGTAGCTGTAGAAGCAAAGGTTGCTGTACCAGCTTCTTTAGCAGTAAAGCCAAATCTACGAGTAGCAACTAAAGCCTTCTGTTGAGCAACTACATCAGTAGCAGTCTCAATAGTTAATCCTTTGTAAGTACCTAATAGGTAGTTAGTAGTATTAACAACAACTGCTTGAGCTGAATGCTCTGCATGTGCATCGAAAGCATCAGAAACAACTACAGACATGCCGAAGATCTTTCCTAACTCACCAGACTTGATAAGAGCATTATCACCATACTTATCTACAGTGATAAGATTAGTATCTTCCATCAAATTGTAGTAAGCCTCTGGAGACATGATCACCGCTAAGTCAGATGGAGAAATACCCCATTTGCCCATAGCAGCACGTGCAGACGCAATGTTAGCTGAAGTAGCTAATGCACCTAATACGCTTGTTGCTGCGCCAGCAGCAGTAACTAATGCTACCGCTGCATTACCACCAGCACCAGCAGTAATAGTACCTGAAGCACTAGAACCTGCTACACCCGTAAAGCCTGAGTTGGCTGTAGTAGTTAAGATAGAAGCATCAGAAGAACGAGCCATACGACGAACCATAGAATCTTGAACGATACCAGCAATTGATGCTAGAACGTCTTCTTCTTCTTCGTAACCAATGTACTCGCGAGTAGCTAGTTTACCAGCAGTTAACACAATATCACTAACTCCAGTTTGTTGACGACTACCAGAGGCGTTATCGTCAAATGCTGTACCAGCTGCACTACCGTCACTTAAGTTACCAGTAGTTACCCATGTAGCATTTGAAGTATCAGTTGGCATTGGGAATGTTGCAACACGTGAACTCATAGCAATAGTCTGGAATAATGGCTCAACCACTGTTCTGTCCTGAATGCCTTGAAGAACAGTACTGTTCCAAGTCTCTTCCCAACCATCGTCCATACGATTAGCTTTCTCGATTAGTTGCTTACCAATTTCTGTTTGATCAAGTGACTTACCTAAGATCTTAGCAGTGATAAACGCCTTGCTTAACTCGTCTGAAGATGGAGTACCTGCACCAGCTTCTGAGAATTGCATCTTAGAAGATTGCATAGCAGCCATTTCTTCCTTAGCAGATTTAAGCTCATCTGACATATCAGAGATTGCTTTAGAGTAGCTATCGCCATCTGCTTTAATTTTAGACTCTAACTCAGCAGCTACTTTCTCTGCTTGTGTTTTGCCCATTTCAATTGTTTTAAGGGTAGCCTCTGCGGTAGCGTTTGCTTCCTTCTCAGCGACTTCAGCCTTATATGAGTCTAAAGCTGCTGTTGCAGACTTAGCCATCATTTCCTGTAGTTCTTTCTTATCCATATTAATTTCCTTAAGAATGTTATCCTGAGAAGTAATCTCCTCACCTTTTGTTAAATCTTCCTTTTCTTCTTCTACTTCTTTACCAAATGATTTCTTGAAAGAGTTATACTCCTCCACATCTGAGAAAGACTTAGCTAAAGAAAAAGTCGAATCTTGATTAGCTGGAACAGACACAACACTAATTTCATAAAGATCTAAGTCTTTAATGAAAAATGTATCTGCTTCCTTATCGTAATCAGCATCTTTAATACTGAACCCGACACTAAATGTTTTTAAAACTCCATCTTTGATTAAGTTATACACTTCACCTGCAGCCTTACTAATTTCTGCAACAATTTCCAGTCCCTTGTCAGTTACATTGTAATCAACAGTGGTACCTACTGGGCGTGAATGGTCATGGAACGCAAGGATAATAGGGTTTTTTAGATAATCATCCATACCACCCTGTGTCCAAGCTTCCTTGACTATAATATCACCAGTTCGGTCTTTGGAAACAGTATTCGCATAACCTTTAATTGTTAGTACATCAGACTTAGCGTCCTTCTCTACCACATCAAATAATGAGCTAATTTCAAACTTTTTATTCATCATTTTCCTCGTTTCCCTGAGGTCTTCCGCCCTCAGAAGGGTTGCTTGCGCTTCCCGCAATATTTGCCGGGATGCGTATGTTATCATGACCTTCTATCTTTTGTAATCTTAACGCGTCTCTAGCCTCATTAGGAGTAAGAATACCCCCGTTAACTAAAGTGCTATAGTATCTTGCTTTATCATCTAACTCTGGCTGTAAAGGCGAGAGGTCTTCTAGTACTGCTGCAAGGTCATAACCAAAATATCGCTCTAATCCACTAATCAGTTTCCTAACCAAAGGTAAAACGGTTTCTTGATACATTAATTTCTGGTTGGGTCTAATGTTAGCATTATTGCCACCGTCCATTAAAATTGGTGGGATACCAATAACTTTAAGAATTGTATGTTCTAAGTTAGTTATTGAATCCTCGAAATCTAGTTTCTTGAAGTCTACGTTAGATATACTATCTATCTCTAGTCCTCCATCTAAGATTAAAGGCCTTCTGCCTCCGCTCTTAGGATTATACTTTTGTGCCCATGAGTTAGTTAATCTTTCTTTAACTTTGGCACTAAGAGTATTAGGGCTCTTTAAAATTAGCCCCGGTACTGCTCCATTCTTGAAGAAGTTATTCTGAAAATCTCTCATGCTGTATAATAGTGTAATACTATCTCTTGCAGCACTTAGTCTCGATTTACCTCTGTATATAGATGCAGTAGAATTATCTTGAATATGTATAATTTCACTTGGCTTATACTTAGTTCCACTATACTGATACTCTTTAACAAAAGTTTTCGGATCTGGAACAATAGTTACATTTTGCGCAGGTAAATGGTAAAGGTATGCGCCATCAAAATAAATAAAGCAATTCCCATCCATTATTAAGTCTAAAAATAAGTTTCTTCTAAATGCATCAGCCGTTTGGTACGGGTTAGGCATTCTGTTTAACAAGCTTAATAACTTTTTGTACCTAATAGTAGATACCCCGGGAAAAGCTTCTTTATCTCCCACATCAATACTAATTTGAGAGGCAGCATCCACTACCATATTAACGCCTCTATTAACTACTTCTAGTCTCTCATAAGCTCTTTCATAAGGTAAAGAAGAAGCTAAAGGTCCTTGCGTTCCTGACGAGCCAGCTATTTGCGGCTGTGAGGGGTTTAATTTTTGAACTAAGTTTTTAAAAATTCCCATATTCTTTTATCCTTCTTTTTTCTACCCAGCGTTGTTGCTTGGGTCCAGTGACTAAAGAAGGTTTCTTCCCGTATATCGAATGTAGCTTTAGGTGATGCTTATGGCAGAGAGTAACTGTCTCATCATAAATTTCTTTATGGTGAACCTCAATAAACTCATCCCTCATTTCCATCATATCTTCCGCAGTCAATATAACTAGTTTCTTTTCTTTAATCCACTTATCAAGAAGCTCCGTTACACTAAGGAAGTGATGAAAGTCCAGGGACTCCATTGCACCGCAGATGTAACATTCTTCATCCTTCACATAAGCAGACTTTGCCCGGTCTCTTATGTATTTAATCTTATCGCGTTTAAGTTCGCTCATAGGTTACTTTTTTAATTTTTTTCTTTATATGGGCAATTATATCAAATTCTAACACAAAAGTCAAGGGTTATTTTTAATTTGGTGGTAGTTAAAACGTAATGTCCGAAGCTACAAAGGTGTATAGAGCGTACCTAATGGCATCTGCCATATGCGATGCCATGTTATGTACAGGTTTCTCTGTTAGTAAGTTCTCATTTGGATTCCATTGATATTGGTCCAATGCTTGTAACGTGTGATCACAACGTTGGTCCACAATCAATTTGTTGTTATCTACAATTGTGGAAACAGACGCAATCCCATCCAGCACACTCTTTGTTGCATTGATAGTCGAAATATCGTAATTCTGGGCTAAATCGAAACGCATTTGTTGAGCTGCGGAGTCGATATAGATTGCGTCTATATCCCACTTATTAATCAATTTCTGTATAGCCTCAGCATGTTGCTCTGTAGTCTTCTCAGCTTCCATATACTCATCTAAGATATAGTAAGTCTCTGAATCCCAGTCATACGCGATAACACAAAAAGCAGTAGGATCTCGGTAACCGACGTCTAACCCTGCAAATACATCCATTTTTGATACGTTAAATTCTTCTAAGTCTGCAACGCATTCCTCATAGTTGAAGTCCCATACTTGGCCCATGAACGTATTAAAGTCTGCTAAGTACTCCTGGTTAAACTCAGCTTTAGACATCCCCTTCTTCGCTTCTGCAATATCCTTTTCTGATATCCTAGGGTTTTCGTGGTAAGTAGCTCGTATAGACACCCAGTTATCATACTCGTCATTAAAGCCTCTCTGATAGAACTCAGAGAACCAGTTATTTCTTCCACGAGGGGTTGATATAAATAAACACTTACTAGTAGGCTTGTCTAGAGTAGGTCTTAGAGCCACATTAAAGGCATCCATCCCTGCGTCTCCTAATGCCGCTTCATCAAATATAATAAGGTCATAACTCCGACCAACAGTACTATCAACTTGATTGACTGATCCCATACGAATAGTACTTCCATTTGTTAACTCTATTATTTTATCTTTAGCATTGTCCCTTGCAACTTCCAGGTCAAAGTGTTTAATTAAATTTCTCTGTAAATCAAAAGAGATCTGAGATAGGGCATAGTTAGGACTCATAATTAATACATTAGTATTAGGTACAAGAGCAACTAGCTGTCCTATAATATTTGCAATATACGTCTTACCTTGTCGTCTAGAAAGGGCGGCTACTACAAAACGGTACGCAGGATTATTAATGGCATTGATTAGAGCTACTTGAGATCTAATAGGGGTAATCCCTAGTAGTTCTAAATATTGAGAAATAGGTAATTTAATAAACCTCTCATCTTTTGGGTACTCTATAAGTTCCTCGGCTGTGATGTCTTCTCTACTTAGCTCTAACATTATTAATCCTGTTAATTTAAATGAAAAAAGCCCCACGTTGTGGGACTTATAAAGTTATACCTATTACTTTTTTGTAAAGATGTGGTATAATACTGCTAGTGACGCTAGTCCAACAAGACCTGCGTTACCCAGGTTGGTGATAATGGTAGTAATTGTACCAATGATATCTCCACCAATGAACGGTACTGTTCCGCCAAAGATTACCTGTAATACTATAGCTAAAGCGATTAATGATACGCCTGCCTCTGTTCCGGATTTAATCCAGCCTACAATTTTATCTAACATAAAATTCTCCTATTTTTTATTTGTCATTATTGACAAGTTCAAAATTATACCAGGTTTCAACAAAATGTCAATACATGAATTTCTTAGGTGGTAGTAAAATACTTATTCTATGTTATTTATATCCTTAAAGTGGTTAAATTGTTTCTCTTTGATAGACAGGTTTTCCGCTCTAAGTTCGTGAAGCATCTCCCTCATATGTCCGGCCTCAGATTGTATATTATTTAGTGCTAACATTACTTCTCTATGCTTTTCTGGCCACTCGTCCACAAATCGAGTATTCTTGTTAACCTGAAGCTGCATATTATTAGTTGCAGCGCTTGTGCTAGACGCCCACCAAACTACAGTAACAGTCTGACTAAAAATGGCAAATAGTAGAACGATAGCAGAATTCTTCATCCATGCTGGTAATTCGGGTCTGCGTCTTTTAAGATAATCTATCTCTTTAGATAGACCTGTTTGACACGTGTCTATCTGATTTTTAAGTAACGTTACTTCTGTTTCTAAAGAATTTACCCTTTGTTCCATTTCTAAAGTTCCTTTTTGGCACTAGATATTATCTTGCCAAGCTTTAGTTGCCCTATTCTATTATTAGGTACGTACCGCCATATGTACCCTCGTTTATCATCATTACATCCAAAAACAGTAATTGTTAATCCTATCTTAACGATTACTGCTCTATGGTCCTCTAGTATTACATGGTCCCCCTCTCTAAAGGGTCCGAAATATTTGAAACTTATACCTTTCGCAATATTTGTAGCATAGTCCTTAATCAACATAGCCACAACTATAGTTAGCATTATCACTAACAGAGGAGACACTAAATCTGCTACTTGTAGGCTTATCTGGTCAAGGGCTTTCATCTATAATAATTCCCATATCCCTATAGTCATCACGTAACCACTCTAGCTCTAATGCCCTATCATCCTCGT